TGTATTGTTGCCATCCATATCATCACGGAACTGCTCAACGGTAGCAATTTCAACGGTTTCACCAATTGTGATGTCGCCGCTATCTGGCTGCTCTTGGCCACTTAACATTTTAAATAGTGTTGATTTACCTGCGCCGTTTGCACCGATGATCCCAACAATTGCCCCTTTTGGTACGTTGAAATTCAAATCATCAATCAACAACCTATCTCCAAAACTCTTGCGTAGGTTGCTTACTTCAATCACTTGGTCGCCTAAGCGAGGGCCAGGTGGAATGAATAGCTCATTGGTTTCGTTGCGCTTTTGATAGTCGTTTTGCTGAAGCTCAGTAAACTGCGCCATACGTGCTTTAGACTTAGCTTGGCGACCTTTCGGATTTGAGCGCACCCACTCAAGTTCTTTTTCAATCGACTTTTGGCGTGCTTTTTCTGATTTTTCTTCTTGCTTCAAACGTGCATCTTTTTGCTCAAGCCATGAAGAGTAATTACCTTCCCATGGAATACCGTGACCACGGTCAAGCTCTAAAATCCAGCCTGCGACATTGTCTAGGAAGTAGCGGTCGTGGGTAATTGCTACCACAGTGCCTTCATAGTCATGCAAGAAGCGCTCAAGCCACGCGACAGACTCCGCATCTAAGTGGTTCGTTGGCTCGTCAAGAAGTAGCATATCAGGCTTTTCAAGTAGCAAGCGGCAAATAGCAACACGACGCCTTTCACCCCCTGATAGGTGCTCAATTTTAGCATCCCACTCAGGTAAACGTAGGGCGTCAGCAGCACGTTCGAGTGCATTGTCTAAGTTATGACCATCATGTGCTTGGATAATTGCTTCAAGCTCGCCTTGTTCTTTTGCTAGTGCATCAAAATCGGCATCTTCCATTGCATATTCAGCATACACTTCATCTAATCGAGTCAATGCACGCTTAACTTCACTAACTGCTTCTTCTATTGTTTCGCGAACGGTCTTGCTTTCATCTAATACAGGTTCTTGTGGTAAGTAGCCAATCTTAGTACCTGGCTGCGGACGTGCCTCGCCCTCGAACTCTGTATCAACCCCTGCCATAATACGTAGTAAAGTTGATTTACCCGCACCATTTAGACCTAACACACCAATTTTAGCGCCAGGAAAAAAGCATAAAGAAATGTCTTTGAGGATAGTGCGCTTAGGCGGCACAACTTTGCTCACCCGCGACATGGTATAAATATATTGAGCCATGAGTTTCCAATCTCTTTTTTGATTTAGACGTATTTTAGAGAAAGCCTTGACGGGCTGCAATGTTGATAGGTCATAACGCTTAAAAAACCACAATGAACGTCAGCTTAGTTAACTGTTGTAATTTTTTATTTACCTTTTAATAAGTTAAACAATTGAACTGTTTATATATACAGTTAATGTTTGTAAGTTTCTCATTAGTAGGTCATTTTTGACCTGTTTCGCAACCTTAAAATCGCTATTATATCACTACGCTGAAGAAAGTTATCGGATGAAGATGTTAACAGCGTTGTGGGGTTATTGGAATTAAACCCTGTTGGCAAGGATGAACGACTACGTTGTTTTCGCTTCTCAGTAAAGGTTATACCAATTTGACTTAATACTTGCTCAATTTGAAGGAGTAAATCTGACGCTAACAGCGTTAAAAATTTCTCATTTAGAACAACTAAATAGCAAAATTTTTGCCTAGTTATCGACAAGATTTTCTCGCCTCAAAATAGACCATTTAATTAAGCAAATTGGTATTAACTCAGCTAAGCAGAACAAAATTTCACTAGTCGTGTTTATTTTTTGAGGTAAGGAGAACTATGACACTTATAAACACAGCCACATCCAGACTGGTGGGTCAAATCAAGCCTGCACCTACAGGAGCAGAAATACTGCGTGTTGCACGCAGGCTCAGAGGCTATACACAAGCCGAGTCAGCGGCTCACTACGGTATTGAAGAGCGCACATTAAGACGCTGGGAAAATAGGGAATATAGCCCTCGCTGGAATGACGTGATTGGCCTAGTTGAAGATGTTTACTTACTCGATATTTTAGAAGTGATAGGAAAAATTCACGATGAACAAACAAGTGACAATTAAACAAGTTCGTACCGCGCTTAAACGTTGGGGTAAATTTTGGTGTGCCAAAGAGTTAGGTAAGGGGTTTAGCCGTCAGGCAGCGACAGAAGCGATAGGAAGTGTAGCTAGTCGTAACATGAGTGCAGAGCAGATCCATGTCCCAGATGAAATAGCGCAGTTGAGTGCCTCTATCGAGCTATTAAGACCAGAGTGTAAGCGAGCCATTCGAGCAAAATATATGATGCACAGTAGCGCCGTAAACGCAGCCAAACTACTGGGCTTTGATAGTAAGCGTTCTATGGAGTTTTGGTTACTTAAGGCCGAGCAGAGTTTAATGGTTAACTTGTCTGCACAATAGAAAAAGAGGGGGATTGTATGTCAGTGATGAATACAGTTGAGCAAATCAAAAAACATGAGGGATTTCGGCGATTTCCTTATTTGTGTACAGCAGGAAAGCTAACCATAGGCTACGGACGCAACCTAGACGATAGCGGAATAAATGAAGATGAAGCAGAGTCATTGCTTGCCAGTGATGTTGAAAACGCAAAAGCGGCAGTGTCACGCAGAATTAATACGCAGCACTGCAATGAAGCAAGGATAGCGGTGTTAGTCAATATGGCGTTTAATCTCGGAGTGACCGGTTTGCTTAATTTTCGCCGAATGCTGCAAGCAGTAGAAAAAGGTGACTTTGAAACCGCTGCGCTTGAAATGCTAGACAGTCGCTGGGCAAAACAAGTGCCAATACGAGCACAAGAATTAGCACAGCAAATGATTTGTGGAGAGTGGCAAGCATGAGTCTACTGGCAAGTCTGTTTTCAGCTAAAACCGTGGCACCTATCGAGGCCATTGGTAATATCTTGGATGAGTTATTTACCAGCGAAGAAGAGGTGCTAAAACAAGAGCACCTCAAAGCGAGGCTGATAGCAAAGCATGCGCTAGTACAAGCGCAGATCAACCAAGTACAAGCCTCACATCGCAGTGTTTTTGTTGCCGGTGCTAGACCTTTTTTGATGTGGGTATGTGGGTTTGGCTTTTTATTTTCATTTGTTGTTAATCCTATCTTGCAGTGGTTAGTACCGGAGCAGGGCACACCCGATTTACCGTTGGATGTCATGCTGGAATTAACACTTGCCATGTTGGGGCTTGCAGGGTTACGCACGGTGGAAAAAGTAAAAGGAGTGAGTAAGTGAATCACCCAGAACAATGGCAGATGAAAAAAGAGTTGAATCTGGCTCATATTTTAACCACCATCGTCTTGCTGGTGTCTAGCATTATTTATCTGGGGGATTTAGATAAACGGATCACGACCAATTCTCAAGCGCTTGATCATCTCAAGCAAATTCGCAAGGAAGATCAAAAGCGTATAGAAAAACGCTTAGATTCCATAGACAAAAAACTTGATACCTTATTAAGCGCGCGGCGCAAAGAATCTTAGCAGCAAAGCTACTTCGGCAGAGCTTTTTATATCCAACTTAATTTACAAGGAGAGTAGCATGAATAATGCTATTGATCTGACGCGCCTATCTGCACCAGAGGTGCTTGAGACTGTGAGCTATGAGACTGTTTACCAGCAATTAGAGGCGCAGCTACAGCAGCACTTCCCTGATTACCCGTGGTTGCCTTCAGATCCAGCAATTAAGTTGATGGAGCTGTTTGCCTACCGAGAAGTGATACTTAGGCAGCGCGTAAATGATGCAGCGCAATCAGTTATGGTTGCTTATGCTAAAGGGTCAGACCTAGATCACTTGGGCGTCTTATTTGGCGTGCCGCGAGAGGAAAATGAGCCTGACGAACGTTATCGACTCAGGATCCCATTGTCGTTAGAAAGCCACTCAATGGCGGGGACAAACGGCGCCTATCAATATCATGCTTTTACCGCTTCTGCGAAAGTGAAAGACGTATATGTTGAGTCAAGCTTACCCGGTATTGTCGAGGTGTATATTTTGCCAGTAGCAAGTGTTGAGACACTGCACGAAAAAGAAGCGCTACGTACCGAGGTATTGCGATACCTAAATAATGAAGATGTTAGACCGCTTACTGATTTGGTCAGAGTCCATTTGGTAGAGCCAACACAATACACGATTGAAGCTGATATTTACTTTAACGCAGGAATTAATACTGAGCAGGTCAAAGTAGCGATTAACCAAGCGGTTAATGCGTTTATTCAGTCTCATTATTTACTAGGTAAAGAAGTACCAAGCTCAGGTCTCATTGATGCGCTACACCAAGGAGGGGTCAGAAAAGTCAAATTGCACACAATGAATGACGATATTGTATCTACTGTGAAAGAGGCGGCTTTTTGTCGCACTATACAGCTGCACTTTCCAACAGAGTAAGGAGACTTATGGCTAATTATCATAAATTACTACCGCCAGGTACATCCCCACTGGTTTGTAAAATGGCAGAGGCAGTAGAGCGTGTACCTGAAGAGCTCAAAGTGCAGGCAACCATACCAGAATACATTGGCAGGCAATGGCACCCTGCAACCTGTCCAGAGGCGCTATTGCCTTGGCTTGCTTGGTCACTGTCAGTGGATGAATGGGACGAAAATTGGTCGCTTCAGACTAAACGCGCATTTATCGCCAACTCAGTTAAAGTACATAAACATAAAGGGACTGTAGGCGCGGTGAAACGAGCACTGGCATCACTTGGCGTCAGTGTAGAGTTTTTTGAGTGGTTTCAAGAGATTGATGATATTGCCATTGCGCCATATCAATCAAAGCAGCCGCATACGTTTATGTTTATTGCATGGGCGAATGAAATCCCCTACACCAGCGATGCTGTGGTGCTCAGCCCTGAGCTGTACCAAGCTGTAAGAGATGTTACAAACAGCACCAAGCCACAGCGTGCACACTTTGACTTTTTAGTTGGGGCAAAAATGCAGTTAGGCGTGCAAAGTGCGGCGGTCGCCAGTGGCATGCAAGTTGCGCGAAAAACGGCACACACGCAAGCTGTCAAAGCGCCAGCAGCGCAAGTGTCGGCGGCATTGGCCTTGGCAGGCACCAAACCCGTTGCGGCAACAAGCCAGTACATGAAAAGCATACCTGTGAATGCAAATATGCACACACGAGCACAACTGGCACTGCACCTTAATAACCGCCGTCACGCTGTAAGCCGTATTTATTTTACCAACGAGCAAAAGCTGCCAGCTGCCAAGATTGACTTGAGCTGTGCATTTGCAACCAGCTTACATATTAATAATCAACGTTTTCAAGTGGCAAGATTCTACTGCCACGCCTAATCATCGCAGCAATGCAATCAACAACCGTTATTGGAATAGCGACTACTTCACTTCTATTGATGTCATCAGCGTTTACCCAGCGGTAATACCGATTGGTATAGCCCATTGCTGTTATTTCGTACCGATATGTTGAAGCAAATTGGTATCACTCAACAAAAGGAGACAGGTGCTGTGAGCACGATTTTACGGCCGACGATCACCACCAGAGGGTTGGAAGCAGTATTTAACGCCCAAAAAAATGGCTTTCAAGCGAAGATCAGCAGAGTAGGGCTTGGCACAGGCAACTACACGCCAGATCAAGGGCGTAGCCAGCTGCAACAAGAAGTCCACCGCATTATGGTGGCCAGCGGTGAAGATAAGGGCAATGCCCAAATCCACATGAGTGTGATTGACGACACCGATCACAACTTTTGGGTCAATGAAGTTGGCTTTTACATCGAAAGTGAAGCAAATGGTCAACCCGAAGAAGTGCTTTTTGCGGTGTACTCTTCACCAGATAGACCCATTGCGTATAAATCGGCGGAAGTCGACTTATTACTGGCGTTTGATTTGGTCTTAACAGGGGTTCCTGCGGACTCGGTGACCATTGTCGACAATGGCGTCAATCTTAATATTCTTATCGCCCCAGAGCTTGCCAAGCTCGGCGCTGCACAAATCAATAATATGACCCGTCATCTTAAACAAAAGTTTGAACTGATGGCTAAAGGAATTTTATAGGAGCAATTTATGGCATTAGAACAAGATATTGCAAACCTGATACAGTCCACGGATGCGTTAACCGCAGTGGTTGACAACAAGGCACAGCAGTTGGATAGCCAAATGGCAGCGTTTGATGCGCGTATCGCAAAAAAAGAGCAAGATGTAGATGAATTTATCCAAGAAGCGATGCCAGAAACACGCTATGTACAAGATATTTTTATCGGTGGTTCAAAGGATTATTTTTATCCGGTGTGGTGGCGTTTTCCACATAATGCAGCAGGGGGGGTAAGCTAACGGTTGCTCGACACTACTCGTGGAATAGCGACACAAAACCACTCAATAGTACAAGTGGACACCAAGCCGGCTTACTACTAGAGCTAGAGGGAAATGCTCATGGGTGGAGTGGTGATGCTAAATTCATGCAAATCAAACGCTATCATCAAAGCTATAATGGAACCTTAAGCCATGTAAATTTCGCTATGTACTGTAGGCGCAGAAAAGTTAACTCAGATTTAGATTTGTACGGTGGTGGTGAAGAAGGTGATTTTGGCCCGGTTTGTCCAACTTTTAGCGGTTTATATTTGAGAGGTGGAGGACTAAGATACCGGATCATCAAAAACTGGAGGGGGAATGTTAATTACCATGAAGGACAAACGATGGATGAGAGAGAAATCGATACTGTTGTTACGAATACGGCATCTGTTCGCTGGTACGCAGAGCCAATTCCATTTGCCGAGCGTTTAGCGCCAACACTAAGCACCATTCCATACGCAAACCACCCCTATACACCACCGACAGCCTAAAGGAGTAAACATGGAAATAAAAACGTTAAGAATTGGCGATGATGAGCTGATTAATGTCCCTGCGGATGAAAAAACGCTGGCGGATTTGGGCATTGCCAATGCTGATATTCCCGCTATTTTAGCCGAGGCCAAACAAGCGCAGCTACTATCACAGTGTATGCACGCCAGAAGCTTTTCTTATCAAAGCGAATCAGACGGGCTGGCCTTTGATTATTTAGCCGCTTTAGCGGAGTTTGGTGAAAACAGCGAAGCGACTCAGGAGGCAAAAGCCGCGTGGCTACAGGCAAGAACCACAATTAAGGCTCGCTATCCAAAACCTGAATAACGAATATTTACAACCACATTAGGCTACTAAGCCCACCCTTTGGTGGGCTTTTTTGTGCCTGATTTACCACAGAGCTAACGCTCAATCGTTTTAATAAACAACTTTAACCATATGGAGAAAAAATATGGCACTAGAGCAAGATATTGCCAACCTGATTGAGGCGTCAAACGACCTCACCGCAACCGTCGATAATAAAATTCAAGATATTACGGCGACCTTAAATAACAGCGTGCTTGATGCCAAAAATAAAGTGAATGCGGAGCTGGGTCAAATAGACCAAAGGTTTGACTCTGCTCGTAAGCAACAGTCCCATTTTCGTGTGACTAAAAACCAAGCACTAATTCCCAATGAAGAAGGGACTTTTCCACTCTTCTGGAGTGGCGGTTATGTCAAAGAGGCGAGATTCTTAGAAACGGTGACGACCGGGGTAGAAGCAGAACAACGCACACCACTTGCCAGAGAATTTCTACGCGCTATCAACTCTGATACCAAATACTTTGCGGGTAAATTTAACATCTGGGAGCTGGAATATTATCCCAATCGTCGAGGCGAGAATGCACATCTAGCTGCGTATTTAATGTATCAGTACTTTAGAGCGCCTACCGTAGTAACAGCAGCAGCGGTTGTAAAGCATATTCGAGGGACAGTACCAAGTAATTGGTGGTGTGAAGGTTTAGAAGCAAATCAAGAAGCAAAGCTTTGCGGCGGCACTTTTTACCGTGGCCGAAATAAATACGGACACTGCCACCCTTACGTTCATGGTGAAGGTAAACCTGAGGATGAAACTGGCGTGATTCAAATTGCCCTTCCTGCCGTTGTAACAGGAGAAGTCCCCTTGGATGATTGGGGACAATTCGCCTATTTGGGTGATGCTACACAAAATGCTTACGATTAAGGAGAATAAAAATGGCAAAACTAATAGTAAATAACCAAGTTGTTGATAAGTTCTATGACCCTAGTACCCCACATTTTGTGACGCAAGAGTTTGTTGAAGACACATTTGGCGTGGAAACAACATTCACAATAGAGCTGAGTGAAGACGAGGCTGCGCTACAGAGCAAGCAATCTGCTCGTGAGAAAATAGCGCGACAGGTTGCAGACACTGACACACTACTAGGCACAACAGCAGACACGACACAGCTATTACTAAACGAGCTGAGCAGTTTAGTGACTTCGCTTAGCACCGCGCAGTCACTGGAAGATGTGCGAGCTTCAGTGAGTGGACTGAAAGAAAAAATTGGTCATATTCACACCGATGTGCAATCAGGAAGATTAGCTTTTCCATATCAAGTTAAAGGTGAAGCGCAAGTAATGCAGGAAATTACTGAGCGAGCCAATGGCGTGAGTCAAGCACTACAAACACGCGGGTGATAACACATAAATTGCACTCGACAGGCTATTGTTGAGTGCTGTTTTCAAAGCATTGGGTTCCTTATGTCTTTAATCAATTTTAGTGCCGTTGATCTTGGCCAACTACCGGCATCTGATTTACTTGCGCCGGTCCAATTTGACACTTTATACAATGAGCTCAAGCAAGCACTAGCGGCGGCTTGCCCTGATCTTGGCGAGCCCTTGCCAAGCGACCCATTAGCGAAGTTGATGGAGGTGTTTGCTTATCGAGAGTTGCTCTTACGTCAGCAAATTAATGAGGGCGCGCAGCAAGTGTTGTTGGCAAAAGCAACGAGCAGTGAACTTGATTATCTAGGCAATCGCTTTTTAGTCACTCGCGAAGTCGATGAAAGTGATGCTCGTTTTCGTCAGCGGATCCGGCTGGCACTTGAAGGATTTAGCACCGCAGGGCCAATTGGCGCATATTGTTTTCATGCGTTTAAAGCACTGCCTCAAGTAAAAGATGTTTTTGTGGAGTCCCCCGAATTTGCGCTGCTGCAAGTCGAACCGCCATTATCAGAGCTCGTTCCAGCGCAAACGAAATTGCTGCACTGTACCCATGCCGCTCGACTTCAAGATGCAGCGCCAGGGGATGTGGCGATAACGGTGCTCACAGATAGCGGTAATGGCATACCCAGCCAAGACGAAATAACAGCGATAACAGACTATTTATTCCAAGAAGAAATTAGGCCATTGACCGATAGACCAAGGATACTCGCCGCTGAGGTAAAGGAATTTACGCTTCATGCCAAATTGTATTTATATCCCGGCCCTGATGAGCAAAAAGTCAAAACGTTGGTCGAGCAGAGCGTGAAGCAGTGGTTGCAGGCGCATCATAAGCTTAATCACGATATTCGTATGTCTGGACTGTATGGCGCATTACATCAAACGGGCGTGCAACGTGTTGAGCTGGTCTCGCCAACCGAAGATATTATCAATGCGCCTTGGCAGGCAGCGTATTGTACGAAAGTGGAGGTAGAAATTGCAGGACGAGATATTTAATACCTTACTACCACATACGAGCACACCACTTGAGCACGGGCTGGCAAAAGCGTTACGCAAAGTCTCTAAAATTCCAGTACCGCTCGGTAGTTTATGGGATCCTTGGCGGTGTCCTGAGCACTTTTTACCTTGGCTTGCCGATGCGCTCAGTGTGGATTTTTGGGACAGTACTTGGCCTGCTGAAGTCAAACGTAAAATCATCGCCAATAGCGTACCAGATCACCGTATCAAAGGGACGGTCAGTGCAATCAAAAGCGCACTTTCCACGTTAGCGGCAAAAGTTGAGCTAAAAGAGTGGTGGCAACAAGACAATCCCAGTGACTTTGCGCCGCATTCGGCGCAGATAATCGCATTGGCAGCGCAAAACTTAGACCCAGCAGGCAATACACTGCTCACACCAAAATTACAGGCGCAGCTATGGCAAGCGGTGGTGATGACCAAACCATGTCGCAGCCAAATCAGCCTGAGCGTCGGGGTACAGCAAAGTGCCAGCTTGCTCGTTACTTCAGCAAGTCAATCGCTAAGCCTACAACGTAGCTGGATGCCCCAACATGCAGATAATGTTGAGAATATGACTGCGCTTGTGGTTGCCACGACAGCGGCTTCACACAGTATGGTCAAAGTATCAGGTAAGGTAAGTTCAGATCTTACCTCCGTGTCGAATATTTTTATTCAAGCGGCACCTTTTGCCATCCAAATGCAGCGCCAACAATTTTATTGTTACTAAGGCCTTTGCTACTTGCGTTTTGTTTTCCTGAGTGTGTTTTGGTCGCGGTGCTCGACCTGCCGCCAAGTGATCTAAGCAAAGGTTTAGCAACAATAAACCAAGCTTGCTCAGATGAACAAAAGCAAATTTGAGAGATAAGTAAACCCTAATCTTTAAGGAATGATTTATGGAACACTTTACGCCGCTCATCACGCAGGCGGGATTAAATGCGGCCGTTAATGCCAAGGCCAATGGCTTTACCATTGATATAAGTGCCATTGCGGTGGGGACGGCTGGCTATACACCTTCACGCAGCCAAACTCAGTTGCAACAAGAAAAAAACCGCGTTGTGATTGCTGGTGGGCAGGTTGTGGGAGATGGTCAATTTCATCTTACCGGTCATTTTCAGGACGATGAAGAGTATGCGGTGCGAGAGGTCGGGTTTTACCTTGCCGATGGCACCTTGTTCGCAGTGTGGTCTCACCCCCAAAACGTACTATTTTATCAAACACCTATCGCACAAATTATTCAAGGGTTTGACTTATTGCTCAGCGCCGTGCCAGCAGAGGCGATCACGATTAACACGACCGGCGACTTAAGGCTTTTTTATGCGGCAGAATTTCTCGACATGCTAGTGGCACAAACCCAGCAAATTAATGCACATATTCAAGCCAACCACAGGCAAATTCAATTTAACGACAGATTACTACAGCTAGGAGTGTAAAATGGCCGACTATCAGCCAATGACATTAGAGCAGCGCATCGGCGCACTGCAAGCCGAAAACGGCAAACTAATAGATTCAAATAATACCTTGACCCAAACCGTGGTGGGCAAAATGGGGGAGATTAACCATGCGCTGAGTGATGCGCAGCAAGATGTTAATGAAGCGATTGCTCGCGTAGAGTCCAAAACCGATCAAGCGATCCTTAATTTTGCAGATAGCCATTCGGATATAAAAATCAGTTATTACGATCAAATCGCTCATTCAAAGGCTTCACTAGAAATAACACCGGATCCAGAAGATGAATCGCGCTCTGAGTGGATGTTAGTGCCAACGACGAGTATTGGTTACCATATTTATCCAACCGTCGGTGCACTTACTAAAATTCATCTAGCTCATGGGTACTCATATTCGCCTGGGTACAGTGAAACGCCACAGTATGAGCGGGACTGGAGCGTAACCTATATGCAATTTGTTTTTGCGAACTCAGCGGCGACGAGTGTAGAGATCAATGCGCAATTGGATGCAAATAGCGTGAGTGTTAGAACTTTTGGAGGCTGGTGGAATGGTGCATCTACAGGCTCAATTCCTGTATTAAAGCTCTCTCAACATCATCCATACTCGAGGTTATTTGTACGATTTATTAACCGAACTTTTGTCCCTGCTAATACTTCAAATCCACCACAAAACATCGTTGAATTTGGCGGTAATGCAACATTTGCCGTAGACCGTGTAATTAACTATCCAAGAATTAAGGTGTAATGATGCAAGAGCAAATTCCTTCACAACAAGACCATTTAGCGACGCTCGCATATTTAGACAAGCAAGTAAAACGGGGGCAAATTGCCAGAGAAGTCGCAGACGCAGACTCTATTGTTGGTACTACATCAGACACCAGCCACCTTTTATTGGTTGAGCTTATTACATTGATTGATGGCTTGAGTAAAGCAACCACATTGGCAGAGATGCGCGCGGTGGCATCACAAGGGCAAACGCGTCTGGGCACGTTGGCGAATAAAGTACTAAACCGTGAAATTCAATTTCCCTATCAAGGTAAAGACATTGAGCGTGTGTATCAAGAGATAGCAGCGCGCGCAACGGGCGTAACCACCATACTCACTTCTTCAGAATAAGGCTTTTTATGGCAAATCAAACCATTGATCTTACGACTTTGCCTGCGCCTAACATCCTCGAACCACTTGACTTTGAAAGCCTATTTCAAGCGCGTAAACAGCGCTTTATTGAGCTTGCTCCTGAGTATAGCGATGCGTTAACACTAGAAAGCTCGCCGCTGGCGATATGTTTGCAAGTGGAAAGCTATCGTGAGTTATTGCTAAGACAGCGTGTTAATGAGGCCGCAGCGGCAAATTTACTGGCCACCAGCAAAGGGGCAGATCTTGAGCATCTTGGGGCATTTTATGGGGTATCGCGGTTGCCTAATGAGCAAGACGAAACACTTAGAGTGCGTATTCGCAATAGCACCATCGCGTCAAGTACCGCAGGCAGCGCAGCGCATTATCGTCATCAAGCCATTGAAGCGGCACCGGGGTTAATCAAGGACGTATCGGTACAAAGCCCAGGGGATGGGCTGGTGGTTGTCACGGTACTGGCAAAGTTGGACGCTGACGCCGAGCAGGTGTTAGCGCAAGTTAAAAACCGCTTGTTTGATGACTCAGTAAAAATGTTAACCGATACCTTAGAGGTCAACTTGGCAGAGCCGGTGTTGGTTGAGGTGAACGCAGAGCTATACCTAAACACCCATGCCTCGGAGCTGATTGTCGATAAGTTAAAGCACACGCTACAAGAAAAATGGCTGCAAGCCACGACGCTTGGTTGGGACTTAACGCCAAGCTGGTTACATGCTCAGCTTCATGGCACAGGGGTGCGACATATCGAGCTATTAACACCCACACAGTTAATTGATGTGGCCGCACACCAATATGTGATCCCAAGTGCTATCTCGCTTGTGCTAAAGCGGGGGTAATATGACCTTATTACCCCCTAATCACACCGAGCTACAGCAACGTTTACAGCAAAGTGTGACGGTGAGCGACGACATTGACCCGGGTATTTCATCTCTTTCTGGGTTTAAGGCAGAGCCACACATTAATTTGTTAATGTGGCTCGTATGGGAATATGGCTTAGAAGCAATTTTGCCATACTCCCAAGACCTACGAGAAACCCTCAAGCAAGGTTTGGTATGGCAGCGCCTGCGTGGCACTCCTAAAAGCCTAGACATGGCGCTGAACTGGCTTAATTTTGAAGATGCTGAGTTAGAGCTCACGCCTCCTGGTCGTCACTTTTATCGCTATCAACTCAGCGCTGGAAAAATTCCCGGTGACAAAGCCTTTAAAGATATTCATCAGTTGCTTGGGTTATCTGCGCCCGTCAGAGCCAAGCTCTCGCGTGTCTATCATGATTATGATGTGCGAGAGCTGCGATTATCCACGGGCGCATTTGGCCAACTGTTGTCGGATGTCTCTGGAGTGGCATTTTATGATGGTGAGCAAGTCTTGTGTAAAGCCAGTTTTGGTCGGCGTCATCAGCACGGTGTCGCACCCGGGCAGATCAACGCTGCAACACAGTTGAGCCGTACCCATAGCCAGCGCAACCACTACTTTAGCGCCAAGCGTTTGAGTGCATATAAGCTTAGCGACAAAGACCCGTCACGCCTGCCTGTCAGCACGGCAAGAGTGCGGCTTTTATCATCGCATCGGGTGTGGTCAACACGCTCGTGGCAGGGTAAATGGCAACAGCGCTGGGTAAAAGCAGATAATCTCTCAGGCAGGCCACTTAGCGCCACTATCAAACACTGGCAACATCGGCAGATGATGCCGTTATCCACTTCCATCGCTACCACAGGGCGGCTCAATGTTCACTGTAGTCATTTTGAGGTAGTACTTCCCGAATAAACGGAATAAACAATGCAATCTTCACACTTTGCCCCTGTTGTATGGACTACACAGGGGCTTGCTAAGTTGACTGAAGCCATAGAGCAAGGACAGCCTTTTACACTCACACACCTGTCAGCAGGTAGTGGCGGCTACCGTCCTTCTGAGGGGCAGACGCAACTGCAACGACAACAGCAAAAAGTACCTATTTTACAAGCCGAGCAGTTAACCACCACGCAAGTCCGCTTTAGTGCCGTATTTGAAGGAGAGGCCGAATACCCAGTAAAAGAGCTGGGGGTGTGGTCTGATAACACACTTGTTGCGGTGCATAGCGCCAGTGGTGAGGTGCTCAATCACAAAAGCAAAGACGTAGCCTGGCTAGAGATTATTTCGCTTAACCTCGCAGCGCTGCCTTCACAGCAAGTTAGTTTTGCAACAGGGGTGCTCAACACCAATATTTTTATGGCAAAAGAGCTGGCGACGTCTGTTTATGCACATCTGAGGCAGGGTAAAAGCCTAATTCAACAAGCCAACCAAACTTTGCAACTGGCGATGCGCCTAAGAAAAGCAAACATAGGATAATACATGACCATAGAAGCACAACTTGCTCAGTTGCAACAGGCCGCAACGGAGCAAACCGAAGCAAGTGTTCAACTTGCCAATAATATCACCGAAGGCCTACAAGAAATCGATCAGGTTAAGCAAGATATTGCCAAGGCGTATGATACGGTAAGTCAGAACAACCAAGCGCTGAATGATTGGCAAACTCAGTCAGGAAGCGTCAACCTTAAAGACCTAAACGGCAACAGCCACACACTGCCAACCCTAAAATCACTAGTTGCTGATGCACAAAGCGTTAACCCAAATCCCCATGTCATGACCAAAGCCCAACTTGACGCACTTCGCGATATACGTAAACAACAATATGCAGGCAGTGGGTTTGTGGAGTGGGGGTTTGGACATGCTGCGAGTGTTGCAGTAAATTTTGGTATGTGGACATATCGAAACCAATTGAACTTGGGACGTTCAGGTATACAAAGCGGCTGGTTTGGTTCTGATAAATCGTCCACTCCTTTTCCGAGAGTATTGGTTGATGGTGTATTAATTGACTTGCAAACTGTAGATTATCCGGATGGGATTGTGATTTGTAAATTTCCTCCTGCTCCCGACGGCACCAAAACCTATGATTCAGCTTCTGGCACCGTCACCCAGCATAGTAATGCTGAAGCCGCATTTGCAGCAGAAACCGAGACCAATAAGGTGATCACCTCTCGTAAAGACTTAGTATTTCTGGAGGCTTGGCATGAGAAAGTCGCTGAAAAAGACGTCGTGTATCCGCTTGGCAATGTGCAATATGGCGCAAATAACTATAAGGGCATTGCCCTTCTCAATAATCTTGTAGTACAAGGGTACTCAGCCTTTGGTGAATGGGATAGCGCAACCAAAGGGTATGGCATCAAGTGGTCATCGCTAACGGAGGCGCAAAAGGCTACTTTCCTAGGCGAGCCGGAACATAATATTTATTACGATCCAGAAGCCAAAGCGTATATTCAGGTTAGGTATCGAGTTAGGGTTGTTGAGGGGCTTGGGAATGATTGGAGGGCGGTAGAAGCTAATACTGCAGGCGTCCTATGCTACGACTTACACTATCGTGTCGGCAAGCAAGGCGTTAAAGTGGAAACGAGTTCATATGTCCCTCATAATTCCTCAAATGGTTACTTTTCATCAATAAGCCCTTACTCCCTTTTAAAAAGCGACCTTGGTGTATTTCATGCCGTTGAAGGTATAAATAGCAATAAATTTGGTCACAAAGGACTGTGTTATGCCTTACCGATCGCCCTCGTACAGCGTTTAAACCAAGGGGCTTATCATCCGACTTATAACCCTATGGGGACTGGTAGGCGACGTATTAGTGGAGGATATTATTATAGGTGGTATGAACGGCATGTACAATTAACTCCAATCAATTCAATTTATGACTGCTTTAGTCGACTGGCAAATAATGGAGGTGGAAACATGGGAGAGCATGGCTTAGCTGTGATCTCCGGTGGCCTAGAATATTGTGGTCGTCCTGATCAATACAAATATCATGACGCAATCTACGCAGGCCAAGTTGAAGATTTGCGCCTAAGTGCGAAAAAGCTAGATGTTAACGCGTTACGTGAAGAAACTATGCGTAAAGCGGTTGCGGGGACATTACGCGGGAAGAGCAAAGTACCTTTTACTCACATTAAAAAGGCCGGCTCTTTTACAAAGCAAAGTGATACGGCTTATGAGACTCATAGCAGTTTTAACCCCTCACAATGGCGTTTGTCTTTTGAAGTTTCCAACTCAACGTTCGGTAATAGTGGTAGTAGTTTCAATGGTTATAAAACAGGTGCAGATAAGCCTAGCGGTGATTGGGTATACTATGTCGGCAGTAATGGTCAGTCGTTTTTGTCAGCAAGTATTGTGCACTTCTCTTATGGAGAAAATCAGCATTATTTCTTGCCTTGGATTGAGGATGATATTAACGGGAAAACACTTACTTCAGTACGAGAGTCAATTAGGCAGCAGGTTGATGAGTTTTTCCCAATAGGAACGGATATTGATGTATATGTGATTAAAGCAGATGAAATCGATGCTGAATTCGACTCACTCCCTTGGGTCGATATCATCGGCCACCCTGAAAACATCGCTGCAACCTTCCCAGACGGTGTGGTTGGACAGTGGATACCCACTATCCCAGATGGCACAAGTAAAAGTTATCAATTAAATAAAAAAGCAGTGTCAACGTCGCCAACTCTCTATGTAACTGAAGATAATGGCAGTACATGGATCAAAACGGATTCAACAATTCATCCTTATGCAAATATTCGCAATGTAGCTCCTTCTGCTGGAAAAGTTGAACTATGGTGTTACGAGGCAAAAGCCAAGTTCACAGAAGCAGCATCACTTTCAAAGCTGTTAAATATATCATCAGATGTTTGGAGTGGTAACTATTCTCAGCCATCTTTAGGTAATCGGTTAAAAGAAAGCTTGATAGATAAAAGTGGGGGAGCGGACAGGGATAACCCAAGAGGTTATTACAAACTGGAGTACAAAAATATGGATGATACTCATATCAGTACTCGAGTGGAGCACCAACCCAGACATACTCCAATTACTGATTTGTCACCGAATACCGAGGCTGTTAAAGCAATATACTCGATAGTGGAGAAAAATGGATTGATGTACTTCCAGCTTAATGGTACTGAACTTAAATACCAATATAAAGAGGTGCTACCAGTTAACTCGAGCATTTTACAGGCTTACAGTAAAGGCAAGCTATATCATTTTGTGGTTGGTGCATTCAAAGGACTGGTGGTGCAATTGCTAATGGATGTTACCTGCATAATGGAAGAAAAGTGTTACTTAAACAGCGAAGGAGAAATTGTCAGTTTTACAACAGGCAACGTAATCGGTATTGCATCAGGTGCAAAAGGCTCTTGGGGCGACGACCAAACCATCCCTATCATCAACGGGGAAAACACCAAAACCGACCTTAACGGCAACACCGTCAAAGTGTTCTGCCATCACACCCTATTCCCAATAGGTATTGCACACAATGGATAAGGAGCATGCGATGAATACTGAAATGGATAACTTCAGCACAGATGCAGTCGAGGCCTCGGCGGTGGGCTATGCAGACGTGCAAACAAAAATAATGCTGCGTCACCCTCAAGAGCAGATTGACGAAGTGCTACGACTTGCCATTGAGCAAGAAGAAGCAGCATATCGTGAGGCACATGCCGCGTGGCAGAGTGCAATGACAGAAGTGCAAGCACAAATAGCAGAGGCGCAAGCGCACAATGCTGCTAACCCAAATGAGCTAATGCCAGTGCCGCCGCTACCAGCGGAGCCGATGCTAGACTTGCAAGCGAGAAGAGCCTGCTATCGTGCTGCGCATGTGGAGGTGGATTTAGCACTAAGCACTGAAACCAAAGATGCACACATTGAGTACGACGACGACGCGCTTGTGGCTTATCACCACCCAGCCACGGTGTCGCACACCGCACAGCAACTAGCAGATACCAAGCGCGAGCGTTTTAAAAGCCAGCGCGCTGCCAAAGTGTCGTCAATTACGGTTGAAGTTGACGGCTTAACCTTTGACGGTGATGAGCAAAGCCAGCAGCGCATGGTTCGAGCCATCCTCTTGATGACAGAAAACGACACGCAGCGCTGGGTGCTTGCCAATAACGCTGTAGCTGATGTCACCAAAGCACAGCTTACGCAGGCTTGCTTACTTGCGGCCGCACAACAATCCGACCTGTGGATTGAATCTCACTAACCCTTTATACAAGCATGTATTTTCTCGCCGAGCCATATCCTTTGGCTCGGTTTCATTTCTGTAAGGAGTATTCCTTGGCCACTTTAACACAACAAGGCCGCAAGGCGCTTGCGCGGCTTTTGAGCCAGCAAGCTATTTATTTGGCATGGGGTAAAGGCGACCCAAGCTGGGACGACACCCTGTCGCCAACCCCAACCAATACCACTCAACTCACCAGTCTTATTGGTTATCGCAAGGCAAAGCAAATTCGCTATTGTGAACCTGATGAGCAAGGGGAGATCCAAGTGCCGAGCGGCAAGTTCAGCTTGACCGACACGCCCAGCCAGCATCTGTATTGCCAGTTTACCTATGACTTTGAAGATGGCTTAGGTGAGCATATTCGAGAGCTGGGCTTAATGCTGGGCACAACAGCAAAAGCCAACGTGCCCGCAGGCAAGTATTACCTCGCACCCGACGAAGTGGCGCAGCCCGGCGAGCNCATTTTATTAGAGCATCGCACGGCGTTATTTCGCGACCAAGGGGTACGCGAGACCTTTGAGTTTGTGATCAGNTTTTAAGAAGAAGGCAATGATAAAAGATTATTACCAACAATTTGATCCCGCCAAACAATATAGTCAGCTGTTGTTTCGGGCAAGCAAGGGCTTACAAAGCCGTGAGCTAAACGATTTACAGCTACAGTCTCAGCACCATGTAAAAGGCATTGCTGATGTCTTGATGAAAGATGGCGATGTAGTAAAAGGTGGTGATGTCGTCGTCGATAACACCCAGCAGCGTGCGACCATAGGGGCATCGTCGGTGTATTTACAAGGTGCGGTACATGATGTGCCAACGGCGCAGCTTGCCATTAGACTCGATAAATTAGAAGTTGTCGGGGTGTGGCTGGCAAAGTCTGTTGTTACTGAGCTTCACGACCCCGCGCTTAGAGATCCTGCCATTGGCGCCCATAACTTTGATGAGGCCGGTGCAGCACGGTTAAAAATATCGGGAGTATGGGGACTAAGTGATAGCCTTGACTACCCTGACAGTGACTTTTTCCCTGTTTATCAGATAGATCACGGCACGCTCATTGTTAAGCAGCCGCCACCGCAGCTCGACTCCATCACCAGTGCCCTTGCCCGTTACGACCGCGAGTCGAACGGTGGCAGTTATGTAGTCAGCGGTTTAAATGTCAGCTATCGTCAGACAAGTGCAACCCACCAGCATTTTAATGTGCAAGAAGGTAAAGCCCATATTAATGGCTATGAAATCGCATTTAATACCGCATTACCAGTTGCACTGGCCAATGATCCTGATGTGCGAGAGGTGATCAATGAACCGAGCCGGTTTATTGCCAATGACCAAGGGAAAATGCGTATCGACCTGGACTTTGCGCCGGTTCAGCGTATTGATCAAGTAACCGCAGAGGTGAAAAAGCGCACTGAACTTACCCGAGGACATGCACAGACTGGACAAAACACCGACCCATTTGATGATGACTCGGTGATTGAGATTATGGCGATTTCACAAAATGGTGTGGAATACCGCCAAGGTATCGACTTTATTTTCGTCCGTAATCACATTAGCTGGCGTGAAGGCGGAGATAAACCCGCCTCAGGCACAACGTACGATGTGATTTACACATACCGCCGCGCGGTGGAGGTCAATGCAGATGAAACTGGATTTTGGCTTGAACAGCATTTAAATGATGCAGAAGAAGTGCTGGAAAATGGCTTGATCGTGGTGGATTACCACTGGTATATGCCACGGATTGATTTATTGGTGTTAACACCAAGTGGCAGCGTTGAGCGGATCAAAGGCGCACCAGATAGAATTAACCCACAAGCGCCTTTGGTGCCTCATCAGCATTTGGGTCTTGCACAAGTGCGTCAGCATTGGGGTAGCGCACCACCGCAAATTCAAAATATTGCAATTGAAGCCGTACAAATGACCGATTTGGCACTGATGCAGCAGCAAATATCCGATTTGTATCAGTTATTGGCTATTGAGCGGCTTCGTAACGACACTACGGCACAAACACCTGCCAGCAAATATGGGGTGTTTGTTGATCCGTTTTTAGATGATGACATGCGTGATGTGGGGCTAAGCCAAAGTGGCTCTATAGTGGATGGTGAATTGATGTTACCGATGAGCGCTGATGTCACCCAGCTGGCGCAAACACAGACCCTGTCGTTACCATTTGATCTTGAAGATGTGTTGGTACAAGAAAGCCGTACAGGGGAGATGAAAATCAACCCTTACATGGCATTTGAGCCTATTCCTGCGGACGTCACCTTAACCCCCAGTGTTGACCACTGGACACAAACTCAAACGCAATGGACAAGTCCTATTACACGCCGCTTAACTCAAGGTGGGGGGCGCGTGCGCCGTGTTGTTGAACATACCACAACCGAGCGAGTGGGAGTGAGACGTCAGCAAGCTGAGTTTTTGCGTTCTCGTTGGGTCGATTTTGCTATCTCAGGGTTTGACTCTGGTGAGCAACTTGACTCTTTACTGTTTGATGGGATTGAAATTATTTCAGAGGTACAAGCATGATCCAAGCAAATACGCGCGGTGAGTTAACTGGTCGATTTAAAGTACCAAATAACGTGCCCGCAGGTACTAAGTTGGTGCGTTTTATTGGCAAGCAAGGCTCCGCAGGCAGCGCCAGCTATACCGGTAGCGGCATCATAGAAGTCGAAACGCTACGCCGCGTCAATAACATTATTACTCAGCGCTTTGACCCACTTGCACAAACCTTTATTTTGGAGCAGTCACGCTTTATTGCGGGGGTTGAACTGTGGTTTACCGCCAAAGGGCCAGAAGCCGTTGAAGTGCAAATTCGTGAAGTAGTACAAGGTATTCCTACCCAAACTGTGCTGGCCAGCAGCAAGATAAATAGCGATGAGATAAAGCTAAATGATCAGCCAACGCCATTTACTTTTACGCCAACTTTTTTAAATGCAGATCAAGAATATGCTTTGGTTGTGCTCACCGATGGTGCTGATCATAGTGTGGCGATTGCGGAGCTGGGCAAGCTTGACCAAGGGCATAATTGGGTTACGTCACAGCCTTATCAGGTTGGAGTGCTGTTGTCTTCAAGTAACGCAAGTACGTGGACGCCACACCAAGATAAAGATCTCACCTTTAGGTTAAAAGCCGCTAAGTTTACTGCGCCAAGCCTACGTGTGGAGTTAGGCTCTGTGGACGTTGAACAAGTAACCGATTTAATGTTGCTTGCAGTCGTGCAGCGCCCAAGTGCTGAAACTCAAGTTGCTTTTGAGCTTACCTACCCATCTGGCAATAAAGAAAAAGTGCTCAATGTACAAGAGTGGCAACCGAGCTCATTGGGCGAGACTATCACTGGCAAAGTGAAAGTCAGTGCTTTACTGACTGGTACGCAAACGCTAACCCCACTGCTATTTGCAGGAACCCAATGTGTACATGGGCAGGTTGCTGACGCTGGTGACTATATCTCTCGTGAATTACCGTGCCGACTCGGTGGCGATGTAATGGTGACATTTGAAGCCAATATTCAAAGCCACTCTGAAGTGCAGGTACTACTGCAAAAAGAAGCGCAGTGGTTAGCACTTGAGCTTGATAGTAGCAGTGTATTAACCGACGGCTGGCAGCAGTTTACATATCGCTTTAACGGTGTTGATACTGCCACAACAAGAGTCAAACTGGTTTTAAAAGGCACGCCTTCACAGCGCCCAAGGGTGCGTAATTTACGTGCATTTACCTTGTAGGAGGCGCATTGGACATTAATCAATTTACGCCTTATCAGCACTATCCACTCCCTCACCCAGAAAACTTACTTGAGCAAGATGTCCAGCGCTTGATTAACGCACTGCATGCGATTGACGGTGATATTCACCAACAACAACTTGCCAGTGCACAAGCGCAGCACGACATCAATAAACGCTTTAACAGGCTTCGACTTAATCAAGTATTGGGTGAATCTGTACTACCAATTTAAAGGACTTTAAGAGGAAATCATGGCAACAATTCAACAAGCCGTTCAAGTAATGGTCGACAAACTTGTCGCAGATATGAACGGTACAACCCCCCTAAGCGCAGAAGAGCAAACCTTAGTCAGCAATGCAATAACCCGCCTTACCGATAACGCCAAACTAGAGCAAGCCGTCGTTGCGGTTGCACAGGAGCATTTAGATGAGTCAACTCAACTTTTACAGCAAGTGGCAACCTCAGCACTGCACAATATCGACACCGCAAAAGCAGAGCTAGGCGGTGCAACTGCGGAGTTGGTAACAAGGGCAGCAAAGCTCGCTTTACTGGATCAAATAGCGCCGCTGGCACAACAAATTAGCACCGCGGTTAACCAAGCCAATACCGCAGCGCCAAAAACGCTGTTTGCATTAAACAACATTGAATTACCAAATAGCCACGCCAACTTTCGACGTTCAACAGCGGTTTTAGCCATTTATTGCAGTGATGGTAAGTCTTATCTAACCCGGCCAAGTATTACTGCAAATTCACAGATTGAAGCATGTCGTCTTGACCACATTGCAATAAACGAAACTGGAGACTCGACCTCAATATTGAAGTCGAGTTTTGTTTATAACAATGCTTTTGAGCAAAACCCAGAAACTAAGGTTTTTCAATATGGTTCTAGTGCTGCTGTGCCATTAGGGCTAAAAGCACAACCAAATGACGTCGAGTTTGAGGTGGTATACAGTACGCAAAAAACACAGGCGACAACTGTAGCAGAATATGGTGGCATATTTGTAGCTGGGCAGGGCTTTACTTCTCGTACATTGCCAAAGCAAAACCTCAACGTGCAAGATAAATATGGCATTGCTACTCGTACTAGTTATGCTCATGATGATGTTGCTGTGTTATATAACAACCAAAAACATTGCCTGGTGGTTATTGATGCAGGAACAAACTTGGTAGTGGAAAAATATCGTGATGGTAATCACATTACCAACGTTGCAATAATGAATGAGAGTCAATATCAGGACTACGTCAATAATGGCGACTTTACTACCTTAATTTTTATTGCCAATACATTGGCACAGCCCCATGGCATAAATCGCTACACTCACGTTGAGGATGCGTTGTCGAGCTATGCCCAAAATTACTTTGGTTATTTTGGCGCCATAGGTGGCGAAGTAAAAATGGCGGGTAATAAATATAATGCGCATTACTTATTTACCGCAGAGCAAAAGCTAGAGCCAGTTAATTATTGCTTTACAAGTAACAGTGAACCCTATCATACGGCCTATGGACCTTCTGAAGGCGAAGTGAATGTGGCACTGGAGCGACTTGATGGTGAATTATTAGGGTCATATTATTTTTGCTCTAGGGCAGATAACTGGGGGTATGATGGCGGCATTATCGCCACATCTATTCAAGCAATGAATCCCTATTCCAATATTGGCATCATCAATGAGCAATATCTTTATAATCGATATGGCCTTGCTAGAACATGCCGCGCAATTTAAGGAGTGAAAATGAAAACATATTATGATGAACAACAGGGCATGCGTATTAACGGTAACTTTTGGCAGGTGCACCCAGAAACAGGTAAGCCATGGGATACAGACTCAATAGCCGCCTTTATGGATAAAGTACAGGCACAAACTGACACCATTGATGGTGTTGACTCGTTAAGACAGCAGGTGATTGTGCGTATTAAGCAGCTTGCCTATAAACAATTGCAAGGGCAGCAGTGGCGAGTGGAGCGGGCTAAGGAGCGGGAGCTTCAAGCGACACTAAGTGGCAATGACGCAGAGGCGACTCAGCAACGCGACAATTTAAAAATCATTTTGGCGCAGCGAGAAGCACTGCGAGTAAAAAGCGATGAGCTAGAGGCTGAGGTACAGCGTTTGACCACTAAAGCTGAATTACTAGCGTATGTAATTGAGTTTTAAATACCAAGCAGGTCAGGATTGACCTGTTTTACTTCCTAAAAATCAGTAAGATACACCTATGCTTGAGAAAGTTAACAAGCACAGGTTTCCAATCTCCAAGGCCCACAAGCAAGTGTTTGCTGTGGGTTTTTTTATTTTTATATTTCATTTGAGGACGTTATGGCATCATCTAAGTTGATTGATTTATCTGCGCTTCCTCTGCCACAGTTGCTAGACAATCTAGAATATGAACATCTGGTGGAGCAGCTTAAAAGCACGCTCAGCGAGCAAAACCCAGATGTTAGCGCGGTACTCAAACTTGAGTCGGAGCCACTTACACAATTGCTCAATACTTTTGCCTATCACAGCATGTTATTGCAAGGGCGGATCAACGATGCGGTTAAAGGTAATTTATTGGCAACGGCGACGAGCACGGACCTTGACCATATCGCTGTACGATATGGGGTAAGTCGTTTGCCACAAGAGCCGGATGATAGATTTAGAAGTCGTATTCAACAGTCTTTTCATAGTTTAAATACCGCAGGAACCGCAGAAAGTTATCGCTATCATGCACTCTCTGCTGATAGTCGTGTCAAAGATGTGCATGTTGCGAGTCCTTCACCTTGTCATGTTGTGCTGACAATTTTAAGCCATGAATCGCCTAATGGCTTACCTTCAGATGGATTGCTAAACAAGCTTAAAGCAACGTTTGGACTGAAAGCGGATACAGTTGATACTGTATCTGATGTGCTTGCATTACAAAAAGTGCGGCCAATAGGTGACAGAGTTGAAATTATACCAGTGACATTGAAGCCCTATACTCTTCATGCTCAAGTGCAATTAGCCCCAGGACCCGGCAAAGCACAAGTTAAGGCACAAGTGCTGGCCAAGTTGAGAGATTTTTTTGCACAAACGGGTGTAATGGGCAAAGCGATAAAACGATCAGCACTGTTTGCCACTTTATATAGTAGTGGTGTGGAAGATGTTGTACTCGCTGCACCGAGTGAGAATGTCACAGTAGAAGGTCATGAGGTCCCTTGGTGTGAAAATGGCATCGCAGGTGTGATATTTGAAGGTGACGTGTGAGTGAGAGTCAACTTTTGCACCGAGGTGTTGAGCTACTTGAGCACATACAAGCCGCTCAATCCCCAATTTTTGAAGTACTGAATGACGCGGCAAGCTGCCTCGAGGCATTATGGCAACCTGATACTTGTCCAATTGAATTATTACCTTGGTTGTCGTGGAGTCAAAGTGTTACGCAGTGGAATGAACAGTGGCCAGAGCCTATAAAACGCCAGATCATTGCGCAAAGCTATGAGCAACACAAACACCTTGGGACGCGTTTTGCCATTATTAACGCATTAGCGCCTTTTGGCTATGACACTCGTATCACAGAGTGGTTTGAACAAGTACCGAAAGGTCCAGCAGGAACTATCGCGATAGATGTTGCGGTATCTGATAGAGGGCTTGATGAGTCGTTATATCAGCAGATTTTTCAAACTATTTCCGCGAATAAGCGCCATAGTATTCAGTTTGATTTATCGCTCAGTTTATTATCCACAGCAAAAATTCAGCTAGCGTCAGCCACGCTATTTGGTTCTTCTGTCACGGTGTACCCTTATTATGCCAGCGAAATTGTAAGCGATGCCCAAGTACGTCTTGTCGCAGCCAGTCAGTCTTGCAGTTATACCCATATTTACCCTCGGAGTAGTTATGCCCCAACCACAATACTGGACCATGCTGACACCAGCGGGTCGCGCTAAAATAGCCAATGCCATTGGCACAGGCGTTAAAATCAACTTAGTCAAATTTGCTGTGGGCGATGGCAATATTTTACCTGATTCAGAACATCTCACGAGTGAGCGATTTAGAGGACTGATCAATAGCTCCAAAACGTTAGATAACAATCCCGCGATGCTTGAGATTGTCGGTATTGTGCCTGCTACAGAGGGTGGGTTTTATGTTCGTGAAGCGGCTTTTTACACCGAAGACGACCAGGCATTTGCCATTGTTAAATACCCTGAAACATATAAGCCAAATATTGAAGATAATGCCAGTGCCGAGCTTGGCATAAAAGCGGTAATTGATGTGGTGCAGTCAGAGATGGTGAATTTAAAAGTTGATCCCTCTATGGTGTATGCCACACAAAACTATGTAAATAGTGAAATTAATAAATTTGTAGGCTTGCTATCGCTTGATGGTGGCGCGTTTTCCGATTCATACCCTAACGTTCCCTCGTTAGACGGAGGCAGTATTTAATGTCGAACAAAATTCAATTTAGGCGCGGGCCTGCGGCAAACCGCACCAATGTTACGCCGAGTAATGGTGAACCAATATGGTTGACCGACAGCAAAAAGTTATTTATTGGTGATGGCACCACCCCAGGCGGCGTAGATATTTTTACCACTCTTGGCAGTGCCATTCATCGTGATGCAGGTAGTGGTGCCAACCATGTTCTGTTGCTAGACAGTGCCGGTAAAATTCCTGAAAATGTGCTTCCGAGTCTTGCCATTGGTGAGCCATTTGAGGTCGCTAGCCAATCTGCTATGTTGGCGCTGCATGCGCAGCCCGGCGACTTGGCAATTCGTACTGATGAGAACAAGTCTTATATTCTCAAGTCGACACCTGCAAATGTCTTGGCAAATTGGGTGCTGCTACGCACACCAACAGATAATGTATTGTCTGTAAATGGTAAAACAGGCGCTGTAACGGTTAACAAAGCAGATGTTGGCCTAAACCAAGTTGATAATTTATCGAAATCGCAGCTGTTTACCTCGCCGATGTTCACCGGTACGCCAAAATCCCCCACACGAGCACGCTCAGATAATAGCACCAATATTGCCACCACCGCGTGGGTGCGAGACTGGGTTAATTCATTAGGTCTTGCGGTTGAAGGCGGTGATATTGACGGGGGAGTATTTTAATGGGGCGACGGATCCAATTTAGAAGAGGCCCAGAAGCAACACGATTACAGACTGTACTTGGTAACGGCGAACCGGGGTTTTCAACAGATATAAAGCAGCTTTATGTCGGTGATGGCGAAACACTGGGCGGTGTACCAGTGTTGATGTCTAAGTTTATTAAGATAGCCGCCCCAAGTGTTGCCGCTTGTGGTGCTCGTCATTTATTTCAAGCGGTAACTACACTGCAATTACCGGATGAAGCATCAAATGGTACAACCTTAAGCGTCATGTTAAGTCCCCATGCCGGGGCGACTCAAGAGTTACCGGCTCGGGTGTTGGCACCTGTGTCTAAAACGATTTCAGACGATGAAGGAAATGCAGATACTGAATATCACATGACAATATCAGGGATTGAAAGAACATTTCTTTTTATTGATGGAGGATGGCAGATATGGCGTTAACTGATTGGGGTAATACTTTTGGTTTGGATAAGCGCTATGCTGGCATGACTCCTGAAGTAAATGATGCAGAATTTACCACCATAGCGAAAGTAATTGGTAGTAATTTAGCATCTAAGTGCTCAATTAGTTTAAGGGGAACAACCAGCAATACTGTTGTTAACTTTTCAGCGAAGATATTAGTTAATCATTCAGGGGATATTGTTGTTGAGTCTTTGAGCGGGGATTACACACAGCTTGAACTAAAAATACTTAGCAATGCAAATGAAAATTATCTAATCCAAGTTAGGATTATTGGCGGTGCCCCTTTATCATTGAGTTGTTATATTCTATCTCACACCAACGATAACGTGAGTATAGGTAACTACAGCACCGCAAACTATCCCATTGCACATATCCATAAAAGCAAAAAAAGCAGCAAAGCATTAAGCTCCATAAACGAAACCAATATGTTTGTGGCGGGCAATGACGTACTCCATTCAGGTAACGTTGATGAATACCTAGTCGGAGAAAGGAAAAAGCCGCTGGTAAGTGGTGTTATACCCGCGCACAGCAATGTGCACCTAAAAACGAGCGATATATTTACCTTACCACCTGTTGCAGAAACACCAGAAGATGCTGTGATTGTTGTTTCTAAGCGTCTGTCTGCAACTCCGTTACTCAAAACAAATAGCCAAGAGAAAATAATCATGACCCGAAGAGGGCGAACAATAGAAAAAAATGAAGTGCTGTTTGATACAAACTGCACACTAACGTTTATTTTGAATGACGAGGATAACTGGGAGATGCAAATATGAATAGCGCCAAGGTCAGCCAGTTAATGGGTGTGCATCCTTTAGACGCCATATCAGCTGTTGATGGACAAATTCTTGAACCAAATAATAAATATATGTTTGGGTATGACATTACCAGCGTTCGATTACCTCCGTCAGACACGTTAGAGGTTGGCGACTGGATTGAGTTTATTCCACCAATTGGGCAGTCAGTGAGTGTCATTATACAAATCATCGATAACTCACGTCTGTTTTCAGTTATTAATAACAAGGCGTTTGATAAAAACACCTCTTTAATTGTCAGAGGTGGTGCTCTGAATTATTACAATTATGATGTGGATGCAGTGCATCGATACAGGTTCAATGGCAGAGATTGGCAACCCGAACAGGTGTGGACACAATCTCAAAGCGCCATGGCAGAAACATCGGGTGTCAAAGTTATTACGGAGTCCCAAATATTTACAGTACCTATAGGTGTACAGCAAATCACTGTTGATATTGTTGCACCAGGAGGTGGCGCTGGCGGTGGTGCGACGGCTCAAGTTCAAGGGTACTCTAATATTGTTAGCGGCGGCTCTGGTGCAGGCGGAGGTGCCGCTGTTTTAGGCGCACGAATAAACGTTACCTCAGGACAACGAATTAATATCATTATTGGTAGTGCAGGTATTGGTGGTTACACCTACTTACATCGCGATGCTCAAAACACAAATGGTTCTGATGGAACATCAGGGGGGAACACTATTTTTGGTGATTGGATTGAAGTTGAGGGAGGAAAAAACGGTAAAGGCGGTACGTACTTGCTAAACGCAACGTCTACATCATCAATCTCTTCAATAATGGGCGGCCTAGGTGGACGGGTGTTAAAAAACACAACCGATGGAAGAGAAATTGATGGCGGTAAAGGTGGTAACTCTGGAGTAGCCAAGCTCAACAACAGCACTAACGGTGAGCATGGAGAGTCTATTCTCGATAAAATCGGAGGTATAGTACATGAGATTGGCACCAATTCAGATTCCAGTGGCGGCGGAGCTGGAGGGGCATCAGCGCTTGGGGATGGCGGTAATATACATGTGAGTGGATCGAACTTCGGGGGGGGCGGAGGCTCTAGTAGCGGATACGTTTATACACGGAGTGGAAGTTCGCCGCATCGAGCCGGAAATGGTGGGCGTTCAATGGTTAAAATTGCGTGGAGTATTTAATGAGAGCCGCATTAGTAGAAGATGGAATAATAACCAATTTAATTGAAGTATCACAGCTAAGCGACATTGCTGGGGCGCAGTTCATTAGCCCCAAAAGCACGCTTCAAATTGGGGACGAGTACCAATCAGAATTAGCATGTTGTGGTGATGAGCCGCCAGTAATAATACCCAATATTCAGCTCAGTGGCATTAGCGTCAACAGCGCCAACGCGAGACTACTAGGTAAAATATGGTGGGTGCCAAAAGCTGAGGCATTTACCATTACTGCAACCGCAAACGGTTTACCAAATGGTGGGGTGATGGTCGTGGTTGAGCGGGTACTCAATGGGTATCAGCCAATTGACGATACTCGATTTGTTGCCACTATTGAAAATGACCAAGTGACTATTCAGGGCAAATTCGAGCAGTCGGGCAATTACATTATTACAGCTAAACGATTAAATGAAGGACTAGAACGAATAGGTGCGCCGTTTAGACTCGAATTCGAAACGATGGAGTTTGATGCTTATATTCTTGCCGTATAATGTGTAGCTAACCGGTCATAATTGACCTGTTTTACTCCCTAAAAATCAGTAAGATACACCTATGCTTGAGAAAGTTAACAAGCACAGGTTTCCAATCTCCAAGGCCCACAAGCAAGTGTTTGCTGTGGGTTTTTTTATAAAAGGAGTTGACCATGGCATTTGAGCAATTGGACTTATCGCAGTTGCCTGTCCCAAAAGTAATCAAGGAATTAGACTTTGAGCAGCGCTTAAGAGCGNTAAAGCAAGCGTTAGTCGCGCAAGATGAGGCATTGCACCCTGTGCTTGCACTTGAGAGTGAACCACTCACTAAATTGCTTGAACTTATGGCGTATCGTGAGCTAGAGCAGCAGAGCATGCTAAACGACGCGGTTAACGCCAATTTACTTGCCAGTGCGTCAGGGAGTGATTTAGATGCAATCGCTGCAAGGTTTAATGTTGCAAGGCTTGGGAATGAGGATGATGAGCGTTTAAGAGCGAGAACGCAATTAGCGTTTGATGGACTCAATACCGCAGGGAGCGCGGCCTCTTATCGCTTCCATGCTTTGTCAGTGAGTAATGAAATTTGCGATGTGCAAGTTCATAGTCCGCGGCCATGTGAAATAGAGCTAACCGCCTTGAGCCGCGTTGGAAAAGGTACATTAAGCGTGGAGCTGCTAAGTAAATTACACGTCGCCTTTACCCCTGAATCGTCAACTCAGCCTCAAGTTTCTAAAGTGAGACCGCTTGGAGATAGAGTCACTATCAAGCAGCCACAGATATTGACATTTAACATTGCAGCGGAACTTGAAATTTTACCGGGTCCATCGTCTGAGGTGATTGTAGACAGTGCCTCAGCCGCGCTCGAAGCTTACTTAACTGAAAGACGACAGCTTGGTCGGCAGATCACGCGAGCGGGCATTAGCAATGCTTTGTTTTTATCCGGTGTTGAAAACATCAAGCTGGAATCGCCAAGTGAAGACATTATACCTCTAGATAATGAGGTGGCGTATTGTGATCAAATGGATTTGCGGGTAAAGGTGAGGGGGCAGGATGACTAAGCTTTTACCTCATAATGCGTCAACGCTTGAGCAGTGGTTAGCTGCGCTGCAAGCCAAGCCTCGAACTATCCGAGCAGGCTTATTAGCGGCCTTAAAAATTGATCAGCGCAGCGATGATGAGCTAGTGGAAATTGCGCGTTATCTCTCGCTGAGTGAGGTCAGTTGCCTTGATGTACGCAGCGCACTTAAACGCTTATCAAGTAATAAGCTGCTGCCAATTATTTATTCTCAAGTGTTTTTCCCAAGAGATGCACTTGAGCGCCTAGCCACAAGTATTGGATTAATTGGGCTCTCCCTAAAGGGTGATGAAGCACGAACTCAATTGCGTGATGCTTGTGTATTGAACGATACACGACTGCTGTTGACGAGTCTTTGGCAACCCGCACTTTGCCCTGAGGCTTTATTGCCATTTGTGGCGTGGAACTACTCTGTGGATGAGTGGGATGAAAGCTGGCCTTTGCAGGTGAAACGCCAAGTGGTGGCTGACGCATTTACAGTACATCAGTATAAAGGCACACCGTTTGCGCTGCAAAAGGCGCTAGACAGTTTAAACATTGAAACTGAAATCAAAGAGTGGTGGGAAACCCACCGTACACCGGGAACGGTACAGATCTGGGCACTCATTAATCAAAATTTGGACGACCGACAACAGGGACTGTTGACCCCCCAAATGCTTAAACGCATTCGCCGTGTGGTAAATGCAGTCAAGCGCGGCGCTATCCATGTTGATTTACAGCTGGGTATTTCGCTTAAAGAGCAAATAGGAATTTCCGCACTTGGTAATACGCCATTGGGACTGAGCAGTACCAAGGTATTGGGCTTGGGAGTTAAGCCCGCTCAAGGTGTAGCGGGATTGACGGTATGTGGTCATTGTAATCAGTATGGTTATCAAGCATTACAGGTTGCTGGTGGTGGTATTTTACCTGATGAAAGCAAGGCAAGAGTAGCGGTTGCGGCTGGCGCTTTACAGTTGAATGCGTATGAACATGATTGCCGGGGAAAAGGAATAAAGCCTGATCAAATGGCGCAAGGAGTCGCGCTGGGCAGTGCTATGCAGCGACTTCATTATCAACATTATCAATTACAAGGAGCGACATAATGTCAGCACTAACGCTTCAATTTACCCACGCTGGACTGGATGCGCTCTTAAGTGCCCAGGCGCGTGGTTTTAAAGGGCAAATTAGTCACATGGCATTTGGGGATGCGGCGTACACGCCATCGCAAAATCAAACCGAGCTGCGCAGCCTAAAAGAGCGCGTTGCGATTGCCGACAGCGATTATCAAGATGGTGAAAGCACAAGCCTTAAAATTGCAGGCAAATTCGACGCCCCACTGGAATATGCCATTAGAGAAATAGGTGTGTATTTAGATAGCGGTGAAGTGGATGCAAGTGGTGAACCTGAGCTTATTTTGCTTGGGGTTTACTCAAAAGCCAACACCACCCTAGGCTATCGAACACCTGACGTTAAAGTGTTGCAGTGGCTGACACTCAGCCTTGCTCAGTTACCCAGTGAAAGTATCGAAGTTAAATTGGGTGTCGATAACTTAAACCTTATCGTCGACAAAGAGCTGGCTGAGATGACGCTCACCCAGCTCGATACCATGCACCGGCAAATTAAGCAGGAACTACGTTTGCAGCAACAAGCTTGTGAGCTGAGTGAGCTTAGGCAATTACTCTCAAGTGAAATTACACGTTTAGATACAACACACACGACGCGACTAGACGATAGGGTTGAAGCTATTCATGGTGTCTTTAACGGTGAGCTCGCCAATGTAACTCGGGTGCAACTAGATACGATGAACCGCCAAACCAATCAAGAAATCAGATTAACCACTCTTGAGCATCAATAAGGAAACACTATGTCAAATGACAATTTAACCATAACGGAGCGCCTGAGTCAGGTTGCCACACGTGCCAATGCACTGTGTCAAACTGTTGAAGATCAGGTTGGGATTATTCAAAGTACGCTAGAGAATAAAGCTGAGGAGGTAGATCAGCATATTGACTCTTCTACTGCTGAACTCACTGCAGCTACAAATGGAATGAAAGCGCAGGTAAATAGTTTTATTGATAGTCAATTTAGAGCTGAGCTACCTTTCTTCCGCATTACTAAGAATCAAGAGCTGAAAATTAATGGCTCTTTAACTCCTGGAACTAAGGGGATCCCAGATGGTTACAGTTGTAGGAATAGTAATCATTACGAATGTGAAATTGTAGCCTATTCAGAGCATGGGAAGATCAAAGAAGATAAACACCCGGAGATCAGAGCAATGTATGATCAAATTCAAGGTGGTACTCCAAAATATAATCAGCCTGATTTTGCAATCGTACGTGTAAAAGCATTAGAAGTGGATGATTATCCAGCATTTGAAAATGCGTACTCCATTTATCAAGGTGCTTTACCTTACAACAACCCATTGACCTTTGGTGGTTGGATAAAAGCTGAATCAGGAAAGGTTCGATTTACTTACCCGTCCGATGACTTCTTAGTTCCAACAGATGACAAATGGCATGAAATGACTCGACAATCAAATATGCCTAGTAGCGGTGGTGTGAATTACACATTTGGTCCTCACATTTATCTAGAAAAAGGAGCTAGCTGCCTAATTGCTTTACCTTCGGTAGTTGCAGGTAAGGTTCCAGCAAATCGATGGGGATATTTTGAAAAACCAGTATTTGAGAGGCAACTATAATGTTAGAACAAATCGTAATGAGAAAAGATGAGCTAGGTGGAGAGCGCAGCCAATTCGACATTGATTGTGAATTAAGAGCGTACCTTAAAAAAACGGATTGGTATGTGATAAGGGAGCTAGAAACGGGAGTGACCATTCCTACTGATGTGAAAGAACTACGCAAGCTCGCCCGAGAGGCAATAACCACTCCATTTAATTAACCTTCTTTCGGGCGTTTCGTCCATCTTCGGCTGTTCATCTAGCCAATTTATAATTTGAGAGCACAACTATGCATCGACAAACCTTGATAGCTAAGGTGTTGACGTGTCTGAGTGATGGCTTGTCTGAGCTTGCAACAGTAAACTTACTAAAAGCAAGCCAGCCGCAGCCTGACTTAACAGAGCGTGCACAGCTTACCCTTATCCCAATCGCTGAACGACAAGCCAGTGAATTGCAAGCAAAAGGCGCCGATAAAGGCGTCACCTATGGGCCTGCGTCCAATAAAAACCTGAGCCCAAATGCACTCGACAGAAGGGTGTTGACCTTGCAGCTCGAACTGGCGCTAGAAGAGGCTGATCCTATCGCCCTTGTCACGCGATTAGATAATGTGGTCAGTGCCACTGAAGCTGCAATTATAAAGGACGAAGCGCCCACCCCTTGGCAACATTGTATTTTTGAAAACGTCAGTATTGATTACAGTGACCAAGTCAGTTCTATGCTCGCCAAGGCGACGTTGGTTTGGCAATTTTATTATCAAGTTCACTATCCTGAAGAGCCGGGAGTGGAAATCACAGAGGTTTACCTTGGCCCTCGCGGTGGTGAACATCGTTTGATCGCCAAAGTACCAGCAACTGAGGTGGCAACATGATTGTAAATCAACACTTTTCTGACCTAGCAATGTCTGATCTACAGCAACGAGTCAACAAATTAATTAGCTTAGGTACGGTACATGAGGTCGATTATGAAACGGCGACTGCAAAAGTCAAAATGGGTGATTGGATCACCGCTAAGCTACCTTGGTTAACAGCACAGGCTGCTCAAGACATGACATGGCAAGCGCCAGAGGTTGGGGAGCAAGTGGTGGTGCTAGCACCATACGGAGATACTGCACAGGGGGTGATCCTTGGTAGTTTATATTCCAATGCTGCGCCTCATCATCACCAAAAGCATGTACTGGATGGCGGGGAAGCGTATGGGGCAATAGCGGATAAAGAAGCGGTTAGTCGTACTAAATATAAAGATGGTGCGATGGTGGAATATGATCGTGAGCAGCATATTTATCACTTATACGTGCCCAATACTAGCGGCAATGATGTGGCGCAAATTAAGGTGCACTCAGCACGCAATGTACATATTGAATGTGGCAAAGATGCCACTGTTATTGTTGGAAATGACGCCAATATACAAGTTGCAAATAACTTAACCGCCAATGTTGGTAATAACGCGGTAGTAAATGCAGACAACAATATTAATGTGGCCGCAGCCAATGCGCTATCGCTTGAGGGAAGCACCATTAGCATGCGTTCAACCTCGGGCAATATTGAGGTTGCAGCCAGCGCCACGTTAAAACTTAACGGCGCCAATATTAGTGCGCAGGAGTAAGGAGTTATGCCAGTCATCGCAGTGGATGGCGACATCACGAATGTTCACGCGCAATTTGTACCGGGGACGGCCAGTGCGACGCAGTCGAGTTTTACTGCAGCGGGCAAACCGATATTACGTGTTGGCGATCCAATTAGCACCCATGTTTTTGCACCAGACCCACGAGTAAAACATGCAGGTGCGACTATCAGCGCTGGTGCTGGCAGCTTTACTATTGCGGGTAAAGCCGTCGCCAGAATAGGCGATGCCACCAGTTGTGGCGGCAAGCTTGCAACGGCTGGTGTGGCGTCATTTACCGTAGGAGGGTAACTCAACATGATAGGAATGAACGCCAAAACTGGTAAAGCACTCGGTGGCGTTGAGCATCTAAAACAAAGTATCAGGGATATCGTCACCACACCGCTTGGTAGTCGTGTGATGCGACGCGACTACGGCTGCGGTTTGTACGAACTTGTCGATAGACCTTTTTCGCACACTTTGGTGGGAGACATTACCATGACCATAGCCGAAGCACTTGAAAAGTGGGAGCCACGTTTTCAACTTGATGGTGTTGCGGTACATCCAGCAGGAGAGGGCAAACTGTCCATCGAAATTAAAGGACTGTACTTAATCAACGGGGAGCCTGTCACCATTGAGGGTATCCAAATCTAAGTTATTTTTTATCCACCTTATCCGTTAGGGATAAGGTCAACAAACTCTAATTTATATGAAGTTATTAGGGCCATACAAGGCAGCTTGTATGGCCTTTTTTATTCTCTAACTGACATGTCTTTAAAGGAGATAACTATGTCAAAATTTCTACACGGTGTAGAAGTCATTGAGGCGCAATCCGGCACGCGTCCAATCAAAACAGTAAAAAGCTCAGTAATTGGTGTAATTGGTACAGCGCCAAGTGCAGATCCTGATAAGTTTCCGCTTAATACTCCAGTGTTGGTTGCTGGCAAACGTGCTGAAGCAGCACCGCTTGGTAACGAAGGAACACTACCTGCGGCAATGGACGGTATTTTTGACCAAGCTGGTGCAGTCGTGGTTGTAGTGCGTGTTGATGGTGCTGATGAAGCGGCAATCATGTCAAACATGGTTGGCGGTGTGGCAGCAGACGGATCTTATGAGGGTGTGCAAGCTTTCTTAGGTGCGGAGTCAGTACTTGGCGTAACACCACGTATTCTTGTAGCGCCAGGTTATGCACATCAGCGCCCTGAAGGTAATCGCAACCCGGTTGTTACAGAGCTTGTAAATGTGGCTGAGCGCCTTCGTGCGGTGATTATCGCAGATGGCCCAAACACCAATGATGAAGATGCAAAAGCATATCGTGCAGATTTTGGTTCGCGCCGTGTTTATGTTGTTGACCCTCATGTCAAAGTATTCCGCGATGGTAAAGCAGAAGTTGAACCAGCCAGTGCTCGTGTAGCGGGCATGATTGCCAAATCGGACAACGACCGAGGTTTTTGGTGGAGCCCAAGTAACACCAATATGAACGGTATTGTGGCAACTGCACGTCCTATCGACTTCCAGCTGGGCGATGCCAACGCACGTGCGAATATGCTAAACGAAAAAGAAGTGTCGACCATTATTCGTCAAAACGGCTTTAAGCTTTGGGGTAACCGTACTTGTTCTGACGACCCGAAATGGGCATTCCTATCAGTGGTACGTACCGCAGATATGATCAACGACTCACTACTGCGTGCGCACATGTGGGCGGTTGACCGCAATATCACCAAAACTTACATCGAAGATGTTACCCAAAGTGTTCAGTCGTACCTGGATAGCCTAAAAGCACAAGGTGCAATTTTGGGCGGTCAAATTTGGGCTGACGAAGAGCTAAACACTCCAGCAAATATTCAAGCAGGTAAAGTGTACTTTAGCTTTGATTTCACGCCGCCAACACCGGCTGAGCACATCACCTTCAAGAGCATTCTAACTAACAACTACCTAGAGGAAATCGTATAATGGCAATCTCTCCAAAAATTCTTAAAAAATTCAAGCTGTTTGTAGACGGTAAAGGCTATCTAGGTATCGCTGATGAAATTCAGCTACCAAAAGTCACGGTAAAAACTCGCGAAGTGACATCAGGTTTCCAAGCGCCAGTTGAGTTAGATGTAGGCCAACTTGAAAAGCTAGAAGGCACTATTACGCTACTTGAATATAACGCAGACATGATGAAGCTACTTGGCGATTGGAGTGGTGCAACAACACCTCTGACTGCTCGTGGCGCAATCCAAGCACAAGGCGAAGCGCCTGTTCCTGTAGTGGTAACGCTTGAAGGCTTCTTCAAAGAAGTGGATATGGGCAGCTGGAAAGATGGTGAAGAAGCCAAGCTAACTCTGCAATATGCAATTCAGAAGTACAAACTACAAATCGGTCAAGATGTGATTTATGAAATTGACCTATACAACGACGTTCGTACCGTTAACGGTAAGGATCAAATGGCAGCACTTCGCGCAGCAATCGGAGCTTAATCCATGAAAGAAATCATTACCTTAGCATTCCCAATTACGGTCGATGGGCATGAATATGCAGAATTGACAATGAGACGACCAAAAGTACGCGATCGGTTAATGGTTGATAAAGCGGATATTAGCGAGTCTGAAAGCGAAATTCGTTATTTCTCGCACTTGTGCGAAGTTTCTCCNGACATTATCGAAGAGCTTGATTGGAGTGATTTTGTTAAGTTGCGAGAAACGCTACAAGCTTTTCTCGTGTCCCGCCAAAGCGCTTAAAAGCGATGGTCATTGCCCTTGCCAAGTACACCGGCTGGGGCTTGGCCGAGCTGAACGCGCTGACAGAAGATGAACTCATTGAATGGTTCGAAGCAGCGCTTGATCATAAACAAGCGACAGAAGCGGGCTAAACCGATGACCGCAATCGCCCCTTAACCCTTTAAGGGGCGTATTTCCATATTTTTAGACGCTTTAGCTTAGGCTACTTACTCAGCAGCCTAAGCTAAAGCGTTTCACTTTTCTTTATTTTCCTCAGGTAACGCCATGACAAAAAAAGGTAAACAGGCTCGTTCGCGCGAGGCGAACAAAGTCAAAAATAAGTTGCCACAGGTAACTTCTCTTGCAAACCAAGTGGCACAGTTAGGCAGCATAGTTGCCAAACTAAATGCAAATTCAGCCACAGCAACCAGTGAACAAGTTCAACAGTTAATCACGATTATGACCCAGCTAAATGCCAGTGCGGTGTTGCATCCTGAAGCGTCATTTTCCCTCCCTGAATTTCAAATACCTACAAGCCAAACCGGCGCAAGCGCAGGCGAAAGCTCCAAACTGGTAGAGCAAGTCGACCAAGTGATGCTGGCACTGCCTGATTCACTTAAGCATGCAATAGATGGTTTGTCTGACAAAGTGGCAGGGCTTGATTTTAGCCGTGCGGCGCAAACCGTAGATGTTGAGCTAGAGGCGTTGGCGCAGCAGGTGCCATCGATTTTTAATGGTATTTCTGTCGCCTCTGCTGTGGATGTAGTAGAGCAAGCTTCAAAGCAAGTCCACGGAGCCGCCGAGCCACAGCAGCAATTTTGTGTGGATGTTGAGTCATTAAGTCAAGCTTTGCCGGCATTGATGACAAATTTAGATGTTTCCGCATTGCCAACTCAGCTGCTTGAAACCGGCAAGACCTTGAGTGATATACAGTTCACTGAGGTGCTTAAAGGCGACCTTAGCTCACTAACAGCTGCGGCACCAACCCTATTAACTCAGTTTGGTTTCGATGAGGCTGCAAATGTAGTGACCCAGTTTGCCCCGGCGATGGAGCAGCTTGATCTCAAGGGTATCGTACAAGGTGACTTACAAAGTTTACAACAAGCATTACCTAGTTTACTTGATGCGGTTGATTTAGGTGCGCTAAACCAGACATTAGCTCAACAAATCCCAGCCTTGTCACAGCTAGATTTAGCGGGGCTTGCCCAAGGTGAGTTGGGATCGCTTGTTACCACTTTACCTAATTTGCTGGATGCAGCTGGAATGGAAGGTGCTGCGGATACGCTGTCAGCGGCATTACCTGCACTACAACAGCTGGATTTGGGGGCGATAGCAGAGGGTGATGTACAATCATTACTGCAAAATGGCCCCGCATTGCTAGACGCATTTGATATGCAAGGTGCCTCACAAGCGCTTGGTGCGGCACTGCCAATCGCTGAAAAACTCGACTTCAAAGGGTTAATGAGTGGCGAGCTTGGCAGTTTGGTTGATGCTGCACCAGAAGTTCTTCGGGCGTTTGAGCTTGGAGATGCCGCAGATAAGTTACAAGCCGCAGTACCTAGTTTAAAACAGCTGAACTTAAAGCAGATAGCCAGCGGCGATGTGTCGAGTTTGATGGCTGCGGGTCCATCATTGCTCAAAGCGTTTGAGCTAGATGGCGCCGCAGGTGTACTGGAAAACGCATTACCAGCATTAGAAAAGCTTGATGTGGATGCGATTTTAGGTGGCGATATTCAGTCCTTAGTGAGTGCTGGGCCTCAGTTACTAAACGCATTTGGTTTGCAAGATGCCGCGAGTGTGTTGGAGCAGCACGCAGATTTGCTCTCCAATATTGATATAAAAGGGGTACTCAAAGGAGATTTATCTTCATTAACTAAAAGCCTACCAGATTTATTTGGTGAGTTTGGTTTTGAAGGAATGGCAGATGACTTGTCGGAGTCGTTCTCTGAACTTGAAGCCGATATAAAAGATAACCAGCCTAAAGCAAAAAAAGGTCGCAAAAAACGCGGTAAAAAGCGCAAAAACAAAACCAACCTTTCAGGTAGCACTGCTAAATCACCGCAGCAGGCAAGCAAGCGTAAAGGTAATAAGCCTTTTCTTCGTTTGCTTGACGGGGGCAAAGCACCAAGTGCAACAGCACAGCTAAATGCTGACGCGGAGCAACCAAAAAAAGCAAAAGGAAAAGCAAAAAAAATCAAAACTATGGCAGCTGCAAATGATCCCAGTGTACAAAAGTTGGGGCGTTTTTCAGCAGTCAAAAGCGGTAAACTTGGCAGCGTATTTAAAGGCTCCAAGCGACTGCTAGGGCGCGTGGCAGCTCCTTTGAGTGTGGCTTTAGGCGCATTTGATGCGATGACGGTGCTCACCGATCCTGCCCTTAGCGCAAAAGAAAAAACCACCCAAGTGAGTGCTGCTGCAGGTGGTGCTGGTGGCGCACTAGCTGGCGCGGCTGCTGGTGCGGCGCTTGGCTCGGTAGTACCAGTGGTTGGCACTGCTATTGGCGGGTTAGTGGGAGGTGCACTTGGAGCAATGGGTGGCGAGTCAATCGGTGGGTGGCTTGGAGATAAACTGGGTAGTTTATTTTCAAGTGAGACACAACCTGGCGAAACGACATCTACATCGGTTGGTAGCGAGCACAGTCGCCCACAAGCTGTGGCTCAGCCAGCCATACCTAATGCAGGCTCGGCCGCTAGCGAGGCGCTCGATTTTGTTAAGAACAATGTTATTAACGAGCTGAACTTAGCAACGGGTACCGCTGCGGCATTGACGTCCCAGCATGGAATCGCCAACACTAAAGTGCACGGGGTGAGTAAAGCCGGCGACATGGTAGGCAGAGCGCTTAACGCACATACCGTGTGGGAGACGATGAATAATGACACCCTTTCACTACAGCAAAAGTCAGGCGTAATTGGTAGCACCTTAGGTGGTATGTTTTCAGCTGATGCCGTAACTGGGGCGATGTCAAAAAGTAAAAACCCGTATGTGAAAATGGCAGCACCTATGGCGGGGTATCTTACCAATAACTTAGTTGGATCTGCGATTAAAGGGTGGTTTACAGATGAAAAGCCTAAAACGGTTGCTCCCGAGGCGATACTCGATCCAAACAGCTTAGGTACGCAGCCCACCAGCGGTGACAGTGCGGCCAACAGTACCTTACAACCAACCAGACATGGCGGCTCTGTTACTGTGAATGCAAACATCACCGTGAATGCAAAAGAAGCTCAGCAGGCGCAAGAAATCGCACAACAGGTGAAACGCATCTTAGAGCAACAGCAACAACAAGCTGAGCAGGCGCTCAGTGCGCGCTATTACAACCATGTAGCATAAACAAAAAGAGGGCTAAATGAGCAAGGTAAACCATGCTAAGCATATGATGCAGCTAGGAAAGTATAAATTTTCAGTGAGTACGGCGGCATTTGATAAGCTCCAATATGAGTCTACATATCGTTGGGAAACTCATGATTCGCAAACTGACAAAGATTCGCCTCCAATGCAGTTCATCGGCGTTGGTGAGCAAGGACTCACGATAGAAGGCGTAATATTTCCACAAATTGTAGACAACGGCCTAAAGCAATTAGACATGATGCGAGACGAGGCGGCCAAAGGGGAGCCAATGACCCTTGGATATGTAGAAGAAAGTGGTAAGTCTAGTCCCAGTGTTGGTCGAGTTATGGGTAAGTGGGTGATCACGCGGATAGCGGAAACTCGTACTCTGTTTTTTAACGATGGGATCCCGCGAGAAATACAATTTACGATGGAGCTTAGCCGCTATTAGCGGCAATTTGCCCTAAGGAGTGAACATGAACAAAGGTGTGACCTATATTACTCGAGATGGAGATTGTCTCGATTTAATCTGCTTTAAACACTACGGGCGCAGCAGCGGTATGGTGGAAAAAGTGTTAGAAGCAAATCATGGACTGGCTGAGCTTGGCCCGCTCTATCCTGAGCAGGTCAGTATTTTTTTACCCGAGATTGCAAAACCTGCGGCATCTAAAGTGATTAATATCTGGGACTAATATGAACCTACAGCCACATTATTCAATTAAAGCCAATGGGAATGAAGTCGCAAGCACACTCAAAAACCGCTTAGTTGAAGTAAGCGTCACGACTCGAACAGGGCTGGCAAGTGATACCTGCTACGTACGTTTTGACAACTTAGCTGAAGCTCCCATTGCGCTCCCGTCCCCGAGCGACAAGTTAGAAATTGCGATGGGGTATAAAGAGGGGACGAAAGATCAAAGTGCACCGTCGACTAAGTTAGGAATTTTTGAAGTGGGAGCTTATGAGCTGACCGGGCCAAACCGCTCGTTAACCCTTTTCGGCAATAAAGTGCTGTGGGATAAAGATTTTAAGGCGCTTAAGGTACGCTCTTGGCCTGAAAATGGTAAAGATGAACCGGTATTACTGGATAAACTCATTAAAGAGATAGCTGCAGAATATGGTCTTCAAGCAAAGATTGGAGATACTTTTCAAGGACTAGAAATCCCTCACATTGAGCAAAGTGAGAGTGACATGCAGCTGCTGAGTAAACTGGCAGTACAGTTTGATGCCATTATGAAAATTGCAGACGACAAGCTCATTTTTATGGCAAAAGGTACTGGGAAGTCGCTCTCAGGTAAAGCCCTACCCAGTGCAACTATTGGTAAAAAGCAGCTCACCACTTGGAAGCTCAACGCGAATCACCATAAGTTGATAAAGTCGGTTGATGCTTACTTTTATGACCAAGCATTAGCACAGAAAAAGCAAGTGAGTGCGGGCAGCGGCACACCAAAAACAGCGCTGACTTACGTGTACCACACACAAGCACAGGCGCAAGCGGCGGCGGATGCGATGCTCAGCAGGCTCGCCCGAGCGCACCGTGTGGTCGCGCTTAGCGTTGTTGGTGATCCTGCTTTGGTTGCTGGAGGTGTGATCACCATTAAGGAAGTTGATGACAGCCTTGATGGTGATTGGTTTATTAGTGAGGTTAAACACGTTATCAATCATTCAGGTTTTGCCAGTCACTTGACTTGTGAAGCCCTTATACCAATTTGA